GGAGAGAAGAGGAATGATGGTTTTTGGGAAAAGGCCCGTCTAAATCTTTTTCAGGCGGCCTTTTTTGTGTCTGTCAGTTTCGCAAAAAAACATCGACTTAATACTATATATTGTATTTTATTGGTATAATATGCGCTAATTTATACTATATGTTGTATTGGAGAAATAATGCGCCGGGCGTTGATTGCGAAAATTAAGATTGCTCAAAAGGAGCTGGGCTTAGATGACGGTACCTATCGCGCGGTGTTGGAGCGCGTGACGGGCAAGCGGTCGTGTACTGAGTGCAGTATCCCTGAGCTGGAGCGCGTGGTCGAGGATTTGCGGCAACATGGGTTTACGCCAAAAAAGACGGCGGGACAACGGCCGAACCGCCGCGATTCTGCCGACCCGATGATGCGCAAAATCGAAGCCCTGCTGCTGGATAACGGTTGGACTTGGAATTATGCGCACGGTACGGCGAAAAAGATGTTTAAGGTTGACCGCGTGGAATGGTTGTCCGACGGCAATATGCACAAGCTGGTGGCGGCGCTGCAGATTGCGGCGAACCGAAAGAAGAAGGAGGAATAGGAATGAGTGTAAGTTGGGAAATGACAGAGCAGGATTTTGAGGATGTGAAACATCTTCTGCCGCAGAGCGTGGTGGCGATGATTACGGTCATCGGGCTTGAAGCGGCGTTCCACATGGTCAAGGTTTGGGGCGGGACGAATTACCCGATTTCCAACCGCCGCCGCAATACGCGCCAGAGCCGAATCTTACACGCACAACTGGTCGAGGACATTGGCGAGGAGGCTGCGGGACGATTGGAGCGAGCTTATGCCGGTCAACCTTTCTTGGCTATCCCGCGCTGCTGGGACGCGATGCGCGAGCTGCGCAACCGATTTATCCGCCGCCAGTATGATGCGATGAGTGCGGAGGGTTTGAGCGATTTGGTTATTGTGCGCGAGCTGGTGCTGGCTCATCGGCTGTCTACGCGCAATATACGATACATTTTGAAAGAGGCCGACCGCGAGGCGGCGGCAAGAGCGCAGACGGATTTATTTGCAGCTTGATTGTGTTGTGTGTTTCTTGTGAGTGGACCTTTGCCCTGCTTTTTGCAGGGCTTTTTTTGTCTGCGGAACAGTAAGTGCATTTGTGCCGACCGTCTTATGCCGTCTGAAAAGGTTAAATAAGGTTTTGAAAATAAATTGTGATTTGATTTTCGGAGATGTTTATGGGCAAAACTGTAACTTTAACCGCCGGCCACAGTAACACCGACCCGGGCGCGGTCAACGGCTCCGACCGTGAGGCGGACTTGGCGCAGGATATGCGCAACATCGTGGCATCCATCTTGCGCGATGACTACGGCTTGACCGTCAAAACCGACGGCACAGGCAAAGGCAATATGCCGCTGCGCGAAGCGGTCAAACTGATTCGTGGCTCGGATGTGGCGATTGAGTTTCACACTAATGCGGCGGTTGCAAAAACGGCGACGGGTATTGAGGCTTTGAGTACGCCGAAAAACAAACGCTGGTGTCAGGTGTTGAGCAAAGCCGTTGCCAAGAAAACCGGCTGGAAACTGCGCGGCGAAGACGGCTTTAAACCCGACAATGCGGGCCAGCATTCGCGCCTGGCTTATGCACAAGCCGGCGGCATTGTGTTTGAGCCGTTTTTTATCAGCAACGATGCTGATTTAGCCTTGTTTAAGGCTACAAAATGGGGCATCTGCCGCGCGATTGCGGACGCGATTGCGATGGAATTGGGAGCGGCTAAGGTATGAAAAAGTCTTTGATTGCTTTATCTATTGCCTGTTGGGCAAAGTTGAAAAACGGTTTTGGCGTACCACCGTTATCTGAAATCAAAATCACGCCAAGCCCTGTTCGGGTAGGCTATTTGAAACAACATCCGTCTATGCGCATGGGTAAGTCGGGCGTGGCAGCTGCGAAACGTGCGGCGCGTAAACGCAAGAATCGTCGTTAATCATGGGTCAAGTTGAGTTTTACGAAAAGATGATTGAGCTGTGGTCGCGCAAAAGCCGTGAGGCAAGCGAACAGGCGGACTTGCCTGCGTTTGAATTTGCGGAGGGCGAACTGGCCAATTATCGGGAAATGCTGAAACGGCACCTGCAAACCAAAAGTGTGGAATAGCAATGCGTATTTTGGATATTTTTAAAAACCCCGCGACGGGCAATGTGTCGCACTCGAAACTGTGGGCAAACGTTGCCTGCGCGGCTGGGACGTTTAAGTTTGTGATGTTGCCCGACCCGTCGGCGGAAATTTGGGCGGTGTATTTGGGCATTGTCGGCGGCTATGCGGTGGCGCGCTCTCTGGTCAGCGTGAAACGTCAGGAGGTCGAGAATGAATCTCGTGAAACTGCTGGCGAATAACTAGCAACCGATTGCCATCATCGCGCTTGTCGGCACGGGCTTGGCTGTGTCGCACCATCAAGGCTACAAGTCGGCGTTTGCGAAGCAGCAGGCGGTCATCGACAAGATGGAAAAAGACAAAGCGCAAGCCCTGCTGTTGTCGGCTCAAAACTATGCGCGCGAGCTGGAACAGGCGCGTGCGGAAGCTAAAAAATATGAAGTCAAGGCGCACGCTGTCGGCATGGCTTTGGCAAAAAAACAGGCGGAAGTCAGCCGTCTGAAAACGGAAAACAAAAAGGAAATCGAAAATGTCCTTACTCAAGACCGTAAAAATGCAAGCGGCGGTTGTATTGACGGCTTTGGCTCTCACGGCCTGCAGCTCTACAACCGCGCCCTTGGCTACGGAAATTAAGGTTGTCGAAAAGGCGGTCATGCCGACACCGCCTGCCGCGCTGATGGTCGCGCCGGTACGCCCGAATCCGCCGAAAGACGGCAAGACGGCAACGCTGCTCGAACACGCCGCTGAGTTTGGCGGCTATGTTGCTGAGCTGGAAAACCAAAACGCAGCGTGGCGCGATTGGGTCAACAGTCAAGCGGCAGTTGACGGTTCGGAGGGCGCGCGATGACGACTTATCGTGAGTTGGTACAACGCACGGTCGCCTGCCGCCATGCGGACTTGGAATTGGGCTTAAGCCGCGCACGCGAGCAAGAGCCGTTTGTCATTCATGTTTCCGACCTATTGGATAAGGCTGGCATTGAGTACGCAGTGCGTATGGATAAGGATTTTCAGACGACCTTTTGTGTGGAGTTTGACGGCAACGCGCAAGCGGCTGTCTATTCTGCGGTGTCGCCGTATTACCTGATTTTTTCAGGAGATGGCAAATTCGAGGTGGCAAGCCGTCATCCCGACGGCTACTCCGTCCGTATCGTATTCGGCGACGTGCCGGTTTAAAGGGGTTTTAAATGGATTTTGAATTTGGATTTAAGGCCCTGTGGCCGATTGCAACGGCGGCGTTTTGGTTTTGGGTCAACGGCATTTCAGGCCGTCTGAAAGAGGCGGACAAGCGTATCGATGACCTTAAAGAGGAGCTGCACGCGGTCAAGCTCTCTTATCACACCAAGCAAGATGCCAAGGCAGACCGCGACAATATTGCGGCTTCGTTGGGACGCATCGAAAACAAGTTGGAAAAAGTAAACGAAAAATTGGACAGGAAAGCGGACAAATCATGAGCGACCCGATTTTAGAAGCCTTGGCACGTATTGAAAACAAGACTGATCAGACTCTGAAAAATCAGAAGGAAATGCAGGCGGAAATTGCACAAATCCGCCAAGACACGAAACGCACGGCCATTACATTCGGCGCACTGGGCGGCGGCGTGATTACGGTCGGCTGGGAATTGCTTAAAGCGAAAATGGGACTGTAATTATGGCTCACCCGCAAGAAATCCGTGAAAAGTTACGCCGGCTCTATGTGAGCGGCGAGCAGACTTTGGAAACGGCGGCCTTGATGTGCGAAATCCCGCAGGCCACTGCGCGTGCGTGGAAACGTGCGGATAAGGAAAAAGGCGACGACTGGGATAAGATGCGCGCCGCCTACACTTTGGCCGGCGGCGGTATTGAGGATTTGAGCCGTGCGATGTTGGCCGGTTTTATGGTGCAGTACAACAGCACAATGACGATGCTGCAGGATTCGAGTACCGAAGATTTGCCGCCGTCCGACCGCGCCAAGCTGTTGGCCAGCCTGGCCGATGCGTTTACCAAAACCGTATCCGCCAATGCGCGCGTGATGCCGGAAACGTCAAAACTGGCGACGGCTTTGGAATTGATTGAGTTCTTGATGTCGTTTGTGCAAGAAAAACACCCCAAACATTTGCCTGCCTTTGTGGAGGTATTGGAGCCGTTTGGGGCGGAGGTGGAGAAGAAGTTTGGATAAGTTGAAAGTTGAATACACACATAAGGGCTGGTTTTTGTTTTGCCCGATTTGGATTGCCGATTGGGAAAGTGAAACTCCTGCAGTCGCACCGCGCTATAAGCTGGAGCCGTTGTTTTGGCTGGCCGACCAGTTTTTTTACTTTATGTCCGCCATGCATGAAATGAAAACGGGAGAGTCACTTCCTTTTTGTTTCAAGGTTTATCCCAAACCGCTAAAAAAACCTGTCGTTCACTATTACAAGGCCGTCTGAAAAAAGGGTCGGCTTATCAAACCCGACCCTTTGTATTAAACCGGCAATGCTGTAAACGTGCCGTCTTCTCGTTTGTGTGCAATGCCAAGAGCGACCTGAAGATTTAAGTGTTCGGTCAATTTCGGTAATGTAATGCTGAAACCTTGCTCTTCCAATAAATCCTTTATTTCTGATGGCGTGTATCGGCCGTTTTCGAGGATTTTTGCAAGTGAGTAATCGAAACCCATATTCGTATTTCCTTATAGATTTTGTAGCAGATTGATGATTTGAGGAGATGTAACAGCATCAATGGCTTTCTCGGTAAGTTTCGCCAATGCGACATCTCCCATTTTGCTTAAGATAACCTTTAGCTTACTTTTTTCTTCCGGAGGGATATCTGCTTGGTCAATTTTTGTATTGAGCAAAGCTTGAATAGTGTCACTGTGTAGTTTGACTGTGACAACCCCAAGAATGGCAGAAAGGCCGCCATCATCCATAAGGAAGTCTATGCCTTTGGCCGTGATTTTAACAGTAGCGCTTATTAAAGTCTTATCGTCGAAGGCAACCAAACCATGTTCAGCTAAATATTGCAGATTTGCGGATTGTTTTAATACAAACGAAACGCCGTCATCTTCTTCTGCTTCTATGACACCATTAGTTTGGGCGATAGCGGCATTTATATAATAGCTATAAGTAATACTGTCTGGATAAACCTTATAAAGCTCTGACAAAAATTCGTGTTGCAGGTTTCTGTCTAACCAATCCATTTTGAGCGCTCCATATGAAAAATAAAGATTTCCTCAAATCCCTTGCCGAACTGGCTGCCAGTCTGCGCCAAGTCATCGAAGCGGAAGTGGACGGCTTTGATGCGTCGCCAAAGGCTATTGCTGCACGCCGTGCCAAGGTATTTGACCCGGTAGGCGGTTACGAATATTTCGTAAATACCTACTTCCCCCATTATATCCGCTCCCCTGAAAAATCCGAACTGCATGCGTTTTTATTTAGCCGTCTGCCGGAGATTATCCGCTCCCCAAAAGGGGAAAATGAGGCGGTGGGTGCGCCGCGTGGCGAGGGTAAGTCGACGCAGGTTACTCAGTTGTTTACGCTGTGGTGTATTGTGACCGGCCAAAAACATTATGCCGTTATTGTGATGGACAGCATAGACCAGGCGTATCCGATGCTAGAAGCCATCAAGGCGGAACTTGAATTTAACCCGCGCTTGAAAACCGACTTTCCGGAAGTATGCGGACAAGGCCGTGTATGGCAGGCCGGTACGATTGTGACGGCCAATGACGTTAAAGTCCAAGTGGCCGGTAGCAGTAAAAAGCTGCGCGGTTTGCGTCACGGCCCTTACCGTCCTGACTTAACTGTTTTGGACGATATTGAGAATGACGAACAAGTCCGCAACCCCGAACAGCGCGACAAGCTCAATGCGTGGCTGACGAAAACCGTGCTGCCGCTCGGCGGCGTGGGGCAAAAATACGATGTGATTTATATCGGCACGATTTTGCATTACGACAGTGTGCTGAACCGCACTTTGAATAACCCGTTTTGGCGGGGTATTAAGTTTAAGGCGATGAAACGCTGGCCCGACCGCATGGACTTGTGGGACAGATGGGAGGAACTTTTCCGAAACGACGGCGAGACGGTGGCCGAGGCGTTTTATCTCGCCAATAAAGACGAGATGGAGCGCGGCGCGCAAACAAGCTGGGCGGCTCGCGGTGTACTTGCGCTGATGAAAATCCGTGCCCGTGACGGTCATGCAACGTTTGATTCGGAATATCAGAATGATCCGGTCAGCGGCGAAGATGCGCCGTTTGCGGAAAACATCAAATACTGGTCGGAACTCCCTGACGATTTGGTGTACTACGGTGCGCTCGACCCGTCATTGGGCAAAGCGGGCGCGGGGCGCGACCCGTCGGCGATTTTGGTCGGTGGTTATCAAAAATCGACGGGGCGGCTGTTTGTAACCGTTGCCCAAGTCAAAAAACGCCTGCCTGATTTGATTATTGAGGACGTGATCCGCATCCAAAAAGAGGCGCGGGTCAAGCCGGTGTTGTGGGTGGTGGAGACGGTGCAATTCCAAGAGTTTCTCAAGGATGAGCTGATTAAGCGTGGGGCGCGTTCGGGTGTGCATATTCCGGTGCGCGGTATCAAGCCGTCTTCAGACAAGATGTTGCGGATTGAGACCTTGCAGCCGCACATGGCAAACGGGCTGATTTTGCTCAATCCCGACCAAAAGACGCTGATTAGCCAGTTGCGCCATTTCCCGAAAGCCGACCATGACGACGGCCCCGATGCGTTGCATATGCTGTGGATGGCGGCAACGACGGGCAATGTATCAAGCCGAGCGCGTGCGATTGATTTGCCTGCGCCGATGTTGGAAATGTGATTTTAAGGTCGTCTGAAAACGGTTTCAGACGGCCTTTGGAGTAAGAAAATATGTTCGGATTGATTAAAAGTGCTACGCGAAAAACCGCCATCAAGACATTGACGAGCGCGACCGAAGACGCGCTGGAAAGCCTGTTTTCTAATATGGAAGGCACGGACGCTCTGCTTTCACGCCTCGGCGTGGACAGACAGCAGGCGTTGGACGCGGTATCGGGCGACGATGAGGTCGCCGCCTGTTTGGAGGATTTGCATTCCGCCATGCAGAACAAGGCGTGGCGCATTTATGGCGAGGACTTGAGCGACGAAGACAAAGACCGTCTATGGAAAACGCTGAAACGCCATCTGCCCGCACTTGCCGAAATCGTGTTGACGGCGCGTTTGGGCGGCTATGGTGTCGGTCGGTACGTTTATCAGCCCGAACCCGACGGCTTTTTGACGATTAAGCATATCAGCAACAAAAGCGGCGAATTGGCGAAATACGTTCCATACCGCGACGGCTCGCTGGTGTATCGCGGCAGCGGTGGCGAGGAAGCCTGCAATACGGACGTGCTGTATCTCTTTATTACCCACCGCGCCACTTCAACTAATCCTGCGGGCGAAATGGCGGCAGCGCGGCTGTATGCGCCGGTTGCGTTGCGTAAAAAAGGCTTTGTCTATGCGGCGCAATTTATTACGCGCTACGCCCAGCCTTATCTGATTGCCAAAATCCAAGCCAACAGCAACGACGACCACGACAGCTTCATGAGCCGGTTTTACCGTTTTGTGAGCGGCGGCGCATTGAGCATCGAACGCGAAGACGATGTGATGATGCTGCAAAACAGCGCGGACGGTCAGGCATTCCGCCGATTGGAAAACCTCGCCAATGCGCGCATCCAAAAAACGCTGTTAGGCAAAGTCAAAACCAGCGACCTTGAGACCGCCAGCCGCGCCAGTCAGGAAACCGAAGAAAACAACCGCGACGAGCGCATCGGCGCGTATCTCGCTCTGCTCTCCCGCGCTGCACAGCACTTTATCGACGCGCTTGTGATGGTCAACAACGCCTACGGCAAGCCGATTAATGCGCCCAAAGGCGTATGGTTTGAGTTCGAAGACGAAATCAAGGTTGATAAGACCCGCGCCGAACGCGACAAGATGTATATGGATACGGGGCAGCTCGTGTTGACCGAAACTTACTACCGCGACATCTTGGGCTTTGAGCCGGAACATTTCGAGCTGCGCGACCCGAAAGCGTCGTCTGAAAACCCTGCGTCCGCCAAATTCAGCCTGCGACTGTCCGACGGCCTTGCCCGCAATGCGTCCGATACGGCGGAGCAGGCAATCGCCCGACCGAAGATGGAGGCGGTGTTGGGTTTACTGGAAAGCTGCAAAGACTACGCCGAATTTGAGGCGAAGCTGTCCAAACTTGATTTGAGCCAGGGCGACAATCTCTTAATTCAGCGTTTGGTTTCAGACGGCCTTTCGGCTTGGGCTGACGGAGCGGACGATGGACGGAATTGAATACAACTTCGCAGGGCTGGTCGATAAAGCCGCTTTCGAGCATTTCAAATCCAAGAAAATCCTGCCCGGATTCAGTCATTACGATGTTTGGCTGTATCAACACAGCCTTGCCTTTACCGTCGCCAAGATGATGGACGCGGATATGCTCGCCGAAGTCAAAGACGCCGTCGAATCCGCGCAGCAAAACGGCACGGCATTTGCCGATTTTAAAAAGCGTTTAAAACCGTATTTGATGGCGAAAGGCTGGTGGGGCGAGCAAGTGATGACCGACCCGCTGGACGGCGAGCCTAAATTGGTACAGCTCGGCAGCACACGTCGTCTGAAGACTATCTTCAACACCAATATGCAAACTGCCTTTGCGGCGGGGCAATGGCAGCGGATACAGGCAAACAAAAAAG